TTAAACCTCCAAAGGTGATGGTGAATTGTAACCACTAAACTGATTCATAAGATCCATTGCATTACCTGCATCAACCTTACCAAGTTTAGCCATATTGTCAGCAGCTTGCTGTTGCTGTTCAGCCTGTGCTGCTGCCTGTTGTTGTTGTGCTCTTGCTTGACGTACTTTAGCTACTTGTGGGCCGGGAACTATTAACGATGGGTCAACCCCTAACATATCTGCGTAGTTATCTGCCCATGAATCAGAGTCAAATTTATCTAATACATCAGGTTTCATTTGGGCAACCATACCCATGCTATTTACATATCTATCTACGCTGTTAGTTCCTATCGCACGTTGTGCTTGTGCCAACATAGATACAAATTCTACGTTTAATTCCATGCCCTGTAACTCTGGTGGGGCAGGTGGTACTAAATTATTTTCCAGCATTCTGTTAAACGTGATATCAATTAACGGATCTAACAATTCATTATGTAATCTTTCCAATACTGGCCCTAACATCAGCAGTTTTTCTTCGTGACGTTCTGCTACTTCTGTTGCAGTCATCCTAGTATCGGTAGCATTTGCCAACATTAAAAACAAATCAGCATAAAAACTACCATTAATACGCTGCCTTACGTCCTGTATATCAGCTAATAAATGATTTAAATTAAGGTTTACGTTAAATGCTGTCTCAATTTTGCCCTGTTGACCATCAATAAAGGTAACACCACCCGGAAGACTGTCTACATCACGGTTTTTTAGGTAGCTAGGTACTTGTAATGGTGGCTTTGTTTGGTAATCAATGCCTTGTGCCTTGCGTAATTGTTCATGTTGTAACTGTTTTATGTCACCTAATGCTTCCATTCCCGGTGAATTACCATAAATATCACCACCTGCAACACCCCATCTTGGCACAACTGCCGGAAATTCTTTGTATCCACTTTCTCGTAGCACTTGTTCTCCGTCACCGCCTTGCTCAAAGTAACAAGATTTAAATGCCATGTTGGTATTATCTTTCTTTTTAAAATCACGTTCTCTATCATCCCTTGGTTCTATAGCATGAATAATGGTTACATAGCTATCTAGGTTACCCCTGTCGAACAGATTCTTAACGGACGTTGAACATTTGTTATATCCAAACTCTCTTACAATTTCTCCTACCGTTTTTTGAAACTCTCTATACAAAGTGTTTACTCTGCCCTGATAATCCGTAGCGATTGCATATTCTCCTACTGTTACTGGGTAATGATGGATAGCAGTCTTAGGATCAGGCAATATAATTGACCCTGCTGTTCCAAATGCTCCCAATTCTTCATACATCCCATGTAATGTTCGATATGTATTGGATTTTGTAAACACCAATTGCATACGTTCTGTAACGTCATTAAGCCATAATTTGACAGGTGCATATCTATTAAGATCAGGATCAACCGTTCCAAGTCTGAACCAAGGTCTTGCAGGGGATGTAGCACCAGCCATCATGCCAGCACCCAGTGTTCTTAATGCTCTTGTACCAGTGTTGTCATATATAGAGTTATGTCTTCTATGACCTTTGTTTCTGTCCTGTACAAAATATCGTCCGTTTCTTGGCAATAAATATGTAGTGACTTCTTGCCAATGTGACCACCAAGTAGCCCTTTCTGATCTAAGGTGACCCCACCTTGTCAGTAGTTTATTTCTCTTGGTTTTCATTGATTAACCGCCTAATAATGTGTTTTGACTGAGGTTTAATTCACTAGGATCTACTCCCATACTGCCAGTTAATAATGTTCCTGATGCTCCTTGTTGTGCTGATAGTTCACTAGCATCCAATGCACTGGTAACGTCTACATCTTGTCGGTTAGCCCTGTTATATTCTTGCTCACTTCTTTGTTGTTCTGCTGTAGCACGTTGTTCTGCACGTTCATTAGCTTGACGCTGATCTGCTAATGCTTGTTCTTGCACCTTTCTTTGGTTGTTAGCTGAACTAACTGCTACAACTGTAGATCCTACCGCTGCAATTGCTGCTACAACTCCCATTTCATAACTCCTTGGAATAAATAATGTCTTGTACACCGTATTTGATTCTTGGCAACAAGGCTGACAAAGTGGTGTTTTCTTTGCAATGCCATAGCATTAATTTGCATCCAAGTGATGTTGCATGATTTTCAGTCTCTCTAATCAATCGTAAACCAATTCGTCCTCCCCTATGTTCCTTGCTGATAAACAACAAATCATTTTGGGCTATACGAAGATCGGCATAATGCAAATGATTAGTGACGAAATTAACAGAGTAACCAATTAATACATCATCTTGCCTAGCTGAAAGAATAAAGATTTGATGGGCATCTTCCATTTTGCGATACGTCATCTCGTCTGGCTTAAGCTTCATTACTTCTTTGTTTCGAGCAATTTCCGTGTAATGCTCTTCAAACAAGATTGTTGCTTCAGCTAACATCTCATCAACTGTGGCGAGTTTGATGTCAATCATTGACTACTCCACATTCATCAAATGTAATGGCACTATCGCCAGTTACGGTCACACCATTCATAGAAAAATACTCGGTTATACAATCAAATATTATATGCACCCTGTCAGTCATGCCAACATTGTCCGCTGTATGTACTTTTTTATGGTTAAACCACCAGACTTCTCCTACCTCAAACTTCTGCTTCTGATCTCCGCAAGTTTGGCTACACCATTGGTTACTTTGCAACACAATATGAAACCTTGAGTAGTGATCTGCATACAATCCTTGGTCGTTATGTTTGGTTACATGACCGCTAGGTTTGAGATTAACGACAAGTACCCTACCCATTTCCTTAACTGCTAGTTTCTCCAGTATTGGTCGCATTAATGGTACTAATGCATCCTTTAAATACTCCATGCATGGGTAGTCATATGATCCTAAATCGTGCATGACGTAATACAAACTCATCTTTAGTGGCCCTCTGACGTATATACATTCCGTATCTTTATGTGGTGAGTTACTACTCTTTTGCCTTGCTGTTATTTCTGTCCATAACTTAGGCTTATCCTCCAATAATTTAAGCAGTGGTTTTACATCTAAACCTTCTGCTACACGGACAAAGTTACATTCTGGTGTATGGGTCATATTCTGCCTTCTGTGTGGTTTCTTTACGTCTTTTGATGTATATATCCTCTGGTTGTTTTTTGGATACTGGGAGGGCAAAGGTTAGTGCTAGTGCATCAGCTAAATCTGGTGACCCTGCTCCCTGCAATCTCTTCTTTATCTGATCCTTACTTTCCAATACTCGTCTACCCACATTGTCGTACCAATATATCGGTGTTGCTAACTCTTGTTTCAGTGCGGTGTCATTTGGTATTGCACCTCCTTCTTCTATCCATTCTTTCATTAACCACCACATCTCAGTCCTACGGTTGATGTACTGTTCTGGTTTGGTTGCCTTACCTCCAAATGGTATTTCTATAACGTCATATGCTAACTGCCTTAGTCTGTCGATTACACCACTACCTGCACCTGCATCACAGAACACTGCATCTGGATTATGTTCCTCTATCAGGTTGGCTATCCTTGCAGCTAAATCCATGTTGTCTAGACCTCGATAGACAATAGGCTTAAATCCCTGCCTACCTTGCCTACGGAATACTACAGATCTGTCATCCCCAAACCTTGCTGGGTCGATACCAAACACTAGTGGAGAGAATCCTACATCTGCCTTCTGGTATACACGTTGTGCTGCTACTTCGGTATCTGCCAATGCAATAAGTTGGTCATCACCTGCTGCACTGAAGTCACATAAATACTCCCTAGCAAACGATGTCTCACTCATGTCTCGTTTGAGACGAGTTACCTCATCAGGATGCAAGCTATCGGTATCAAATACTGTGTATCTGGCTGCTGTCCATCCGTCTTCGTCTATGGCCTTGTAGTACAACTCAGAGAACAAGTTAATGCCTGATGGAGTACCAATAAAGATTGCCCATCCTAGTCTGTCTGAGAGTGCAGGTTGACATACATCTAGCCATAGTTCTGGTTTGATCTGTGCAACCTCATCTATAACAATTCCATCTAATCTTAATCCCCTTAATGCTTCGGCATTGTCTCCACCAAACAACCTGATGATTGCTCCATTATGTTTAAACTTTACTGATAGCTCACCCTCGTTTATATCAATCACTGATGCCCTTCTCAATGGCTCTAGCTTCTGCTTTAACCTTGCCCATGCAATTGCCTTACTTTGCTTTAAAAATGGAGCTACATACACAAACAGAGGTAGATCCTTATCAGTCTTAACTGCTTCATGGATTAATTGCATTATTGCCAATTCAGTCTTGCCACTGCGTCTGTGGAGTGCAAAGACACTAAACCTTTCTCTCTTTAGGTGACATTGCTTTTGCCATGCTCGTGGGGTGTACTGAAGGTTTATTGTACTCATTTCTGAGGAATACCAGTACTGATAGTCAAGTTAATGTTTGCTTCTCCTTCTACTCCCAACTTCTCACCAAAACGCTTTGGATTGAATTTAGATAGCATTTTAAACCTAGTTTCAACCCTGTTCTTCTGCCAGTTTATGAACGCTGGATCTATCCTTTCATTGCCATCAGAACCGCACATAGTAGGAGGAGTATCAATTAGCTCTAAACATTCCTCAAACAGAATCTCACAGCCTGTATCTCTCGCCCGTGCGAAGGCTGAACGAAACTCTTCATCCTTATCAAGCCATTTATAAATAGTTCTCCACTGAACGTTACCTTTTTGTCTGCAATATTCTCTTAAAGTTTTACCATGAGCAATCCATTCACAAATTCTGGAACTTTCAACAGGATCAACTTTTTCTGTAGGTCTTCCTAGTTTTATAGATTGTTTTCCAACGGTCTGGAGTTTGACAACGGATTTCGTATCGACAGATTTTTCCAATAGTTTCCCTCCTAATTTTGTGTGATGAAAAGATAGTTGAGAGAGTACCGTATCCAAGATTATAAGTTTCTCTTAAATCTAAGATAGCTTGAATGATGTACTCAGGAATTCTAGCTTGATGATGAAATTCCCCGATTCTGTAACCGTCTTCATTAACTGGAATATACTCTCTAGTAGTTTGAGTAATTACAGCCATTAAAAATATAAATAAAATTACTCATAATATAGAGAAATAAAGAATAAACCGCAACATCTAAAATTAATTTGTTGACAAGTGTTAGGATTAGTGCAACACTATAAGTATCGGTTGTCCACCGATTTGTCACTTACTAATTTTTATTAACAACACAATGACACAGTTCAAATTTCCACAGAACCTAGCAGACCACCTAGAGAATGAGATCTACAACAAGCTTATCGCTTCAGTACAAACTGATGTAGACAAGTACAACTCTATGTGGGCTAAACGTGAGCAAGAAGGTAGAACCTTTCACACTAAGAAAAAGTACAACCGTAGAGATGAGATAGTAGAAGAAAAGATCTACTGGTATTCATTAACAAAAGGTTTACTAAGCATTACTTTCTTTCAAGAAGATTCATACGGCCAGATGGTCAATGACTATTACAGACCTTGGCATTGCAAAGTTAACTTAGAAGCTTGCTTTAAGAATGCTAGACAGCAGAGAGATCATGCAGTTGCTTTATGTGAGCAAAGAGTTAACAGCCATCTAGCAATTACAGATGAGGTTAAGATCAATACTCTCAAACTAGGCAAAAAGAATCTTATTGAAGGTTTTGTTTCTGGTGTAACTGCCACCAACGAAAATTTCAAAATCTATTTACAGATGATGTGGAACTACCGCTACGGTGAGAATTCAGCTAATGGCTACATGACTCAGTATGTCCAGTACAGAAGCGACAGACGAGGAGCTAGACAGGAAGGCAAGTCAGTACAGCAAGCCATTACAGATGCTGACAGACAGGCCAAGCGTGACGAAAAGCTAGCTATCCAGAATGAAAAGCAAATGGCTAAATGGGCTAAGTTCCAAAAGCTACCAGTTGTAATGGAAAAGTGGATTGACAAAGAAATCAAAACACTAGCAGAAATCATCAGCGATGAAGGTTTAGCTCTCATTCAAGCAACAGCAGACCATATGGGTTACGAATTCGATAGAGAATGGAAAATCAAATCTATTACCAAAGACATCGAGACACACAATACTTTGAGAAATGACCTTAGACATTGGCAGAATGACGAGACAGGACTCAAGTCATTA